TGCTGGAAGATGAAGCGCATCGGCAATAGTTGTTGCACTTGCGCCGGCAGTAGTAACTTGATCAAGAACGCTAGGAGGCATCTGACCGAAGAGAACGCTACCCACAACCGCCTTCCAAAGACTTGCGGTGCTTGCGGTGATGAAATCAGCAACTTGTTGAACAGTATCAAAGTCTGCTTTATTTAACGTGTATTCTGCGACGCTATTATTAATGAGTTTAATTTGAGTTGCAGAAATAGTCACGCTAGGTGAAACGCCACCGGCACTAGTGCGGCCGATTTTGAGAACGACATTTCCACCAATAGTAGAAGTCTCAGTGATAAGGTCACGAGTATTCTGTACAGCCAGAATAGCCATGTCTTCGGCACCAGCAACTACTAGACCAGCTGCGATGTTAACTGTACCTGAGCCAGAACCAAGCAAAGTACTAGCCGCGAGAAGTTCGAAATTGCGACCAAAACCCTCACGATGAGGATTGGATGTCTCTACTCGAGTAATTGAGAGAGTTGCAGCAGCATCAGTGCCGCCAACAGCGAATGTTACGCCAGAAGGTTGTCCACCAGACCATGTAGTACCGGTAATGTTAAATGCCGCATTGAGTTCTACAACGGTATTTGTAGATGCAGGAAGTATAAGTGTATTAGACACGCCTGCACCTTGAACCTGAAGAATTAGAGTCTTACCATCATAACTAGCACCAGTTAGATCGAAGGTAGCGCTGGAAGCAGTTGTTGCAGCAGTTGCGGCAACGAGAGTATTGCTTAAGATGTCGCGATTTCCGCCAACTCCATACTCTAATGCTTTAACAGTGCCCCAAGTATTCGCTAGTGCGAGAGTTGCTTGGACGGATGCATTAGTCTTATAAATGTAGATAGCTTGAGCGCCGCTTGGAATTGCACCATCGGCCCCAGGAGCAAATAAGAAGTTACATGCATCTACAATTGGACCACTGCGATAAGTTTGTTTGATAACAGGAAATTGATCAGGTGAAAAAACATTATTTGCTATGTCAGATACTGCTGAACCAGGGGTGCCGGCAGATGCTTCACCGAAAATGGCGATTAGTCCAGTGGGACTAAGGGGGAAACCACCGCCGAGATCAATTAGTCGCCGACTATAACTTCCGGGCTTGTAGATCGTACTTCCGTTGAACGATATGTTGATAGCCAAGGTAAACTCCTTATAAAATGTCCAAGGCTTTAAGTTCTACCTTGGTAAGTAACTTTTTTTGCAAAGTCGAATACTCTTTGCAGAACAAATCCCATTTTACAATAGAGTCAGGCCTAAAATATCCTTTAATTTCTACTATAGTACCGTCACTTAACTTAAAATCTGGTAAGTAGTTCCTTCCATCAGAAAGGGAGAATATAGGTTCATACTCCCATTCAATGTTGTTTGTATCTAAATAGTTAGCATATTTAACTTCCCAAGAACTTTTCATATAAATAAGTCCTCTCAATCCGCTATAAATATGTTTGCCTTTATAGTTTTTACATTGAAGAGCCGCGGCTTTAGACAATCTTACCTTAGTTTCTTCTGAATGGTGTTTGCCTATCCGAGGGTGAATGCCACCATTATTTAGCCAATTAGATTCGCTCATCTTTTTTTTAGTTTCTTCTGAAACTATTTTATTAGAATGAGTGACAATATTGAAACAAACTCTACAATAAGGTCGTTTGGCTTCAGACATTCGTCGATAGCCTCTATCCTTATTACATTTATCGCAAAAAGTCTTATATAGTTTACGGATACTTTTCTCATTCTCTTTATTGAGAATAAAATCTTCTAATATAACCATCTACCAATTATACTAGTTTAACGCCATACTTAGCTAGAGCGATATCATAAACGCTCATCTCTTCGTGACCAGAAAGTCCTTGACCAACAAAGTCCGCCCAGATAATCTCGCGTAAATGCTGAGATGGAATCTTCTTCTCTCGCATTGCGAACCATACATTAAAATCGATAACCATATTTCTCCTCTTAAATTTCGATGTCGTCAACACCTTCGATATCACCTATTCTACTAGCATTTGTGGTGACTTCAACATCTACTTCTTGAAGGGGATCGGCAGCCCAATCATTCTGAGTGATGCACCGATAACGAACCCACCGGGTCCAGACGTTGTTGCCTTCTTTTGCTATATCTTTACTATAATCAGATGCACTAAAAGTGCCCATTTCTAAACCAAGTCGGGTTAGATCAGGTTTATATTTAAAAAGCGTATAGGCTAAAATATAGTAAAGCCATAAAACGTGATCGCCACCGCGATTAGTATGAATTCCAATATCGAGCATAATTGAGGAAGCAGACGTGCCTGTTTCAGATTGGTCATCAAAAGTACCGCCAAAGTCGTCAAAGGCAATCTTGCTCTCATCCTCCTGCTCGTTAGCGAGGTGGACCGAAATACAAGGTATTTTTTGAGCGTTAAACGACCACGCCTGAATTACAGGAACCTTGGTCGTAAGGAACCATTCCCAAATTTGTTCAATGTAAGCATCACCGTACTCCACCGCCAACTCATCCTGAGCAAAAGTGGCAAAGATATCTAAAAAAACAGCCTTATTGAGACGCAGTTTTTTAAAACTGTCGTCAATAACTCTTCGGACGATAACTTCTGGCATCGTGAATGACATTAGATAAGCTCCATATAACTATTTATTATATCCCTAATAGAGTCATCCAATGATTGTTTAAGGTTTTGATTTATAGCAGCGACATCACCAGTGAAGTCTTTCTCTTTAGCTGGTTGTACCCACTTTTCTGTAGGATTCTGCTTCGAGGTGGCCGTTCTAAACATTTGAGATCCAGCAGGGGCTATAGCTTTGGCATGGGCCTTAGCTGTTTCGATCCTCTCAGCTGAAATACGACGTTGCGCATCTGCAATGTTTTTAGCAAAAGATGGTTTATTACCCGGTTTCCCTATTGGAATTACCTTATAAACACCACTGCCATCTTTAATAGGTTTGGCGTTCTTCAAGAGAAATGGCAGCATCGGTCTAGGTGGTTCACTAAAGTCTAGTTGACCGCTTGTCGTTTTCACTTCAAAATTTAGAGTGTCTAAGTGAAGCTCGTTAATAAAGTCAGCAGATTCTTTCTGGGCTCCAATTGACACCGCTTCGTCTATTGCATCTTCCCCTTTAATCTGTGCCAACGTATCAATCTCAGAACTCGCCTTAGAGACAATCTGGTTTGCAGAAGTTTCATCTACACCCTTGCTGCGTAGATAATCTCGAAGGCGGTCGAGTTCAAAGAACGTGTTCAACATAATTACGCCTTCTTTAGAAGTTCTTGAATTACACGAAGCTTCTTTGCAAGTTTGGCATATTGAACTTTATTATATAGGTCATCGGGATGTTCGCCAAGAACACTCTTTTTATCAACCGTCTGAAACCCTAACTTCTTAGGCCGCCCATGTAAGGTTGTAGGAGGCGGACCACTGCCTTCGTCACTCTTGGCTAATGTCCATTGACCGTTTGGAGCAATTTTGATCATTACTTCCTCGCGATTACTTTAGCCCGCAGATCCTCTAGAAAATTTGACTGCTCCAAATTTTCCCAATCATCCCCAAAAGAAATTGTGATCTTTCCTGTTGGGTGAATTTCGACCCGAGGCTTTGTAAGATATGAATACAGCCTGTCATGAACTTTATTGCCATCAGCAGGATTAGAAGAATAAGCTTCGATAGTTTTAGATTTCTTACTCTCTTTCTCATCTAGTTTTGCTTGGAGTTCTCGCAGTTTTGCTTCAAGTTCGTCCATGTCCTGGCCAACTTCTTGTGCCAGTTTATTATGAGCACCAGCAAGTTCATGTGTCGCTTCTTCTAGACGATCGAATAGTTTTAAGATCTTTGCTTCAACTTGCTGTAGATCAATTGCGACGCCATTACGAATTTGCTCACGGATAGTTTCCATCTCTTGGTAAATTTCTCCAAGATTATGACGCTTATAATTGTCTACCAAATTGTGCAATCCGCCGTGAACTGCATCATCTGTAACACCAGAATCAGAGACCATATCAAGGACATCGGCATCTTCAGGAAGATACCACTCGAAAACAGACATCAATGCCGCCGTTACTTCTGGAAGCGATTTATTGGTCCATTGATAGATAACCTTATGTCCATCAGATACCCGTCCAGAATAAACATCATTCATGTGTTTGCGAATGCTAATCTTATAAGTATCAAACTCAATTTCCTTAAAAGATTCATCCGTCATATCAGTAACAATATTCTTCAAATGACGAAATAGTCCAGTACCGACAAGTTTGAGTGCATCACCGTGAGTAACTTCAAGGACCGCATCGCCTCGCTGACGAATAATATTCTTTTCTAACGTTTCCATGGCGAGCATCCCACGAATGGATTTGCCAAAACGTTTCTGAATAAAGTCTTTTAACGGGGAAACACAGCAACCTCGAAGTTTACTCCAAGGAATCTGATCCATTTCATACCACTTCCACGTCTTAATCTCATCTGTGTTCTTAGGAGTGCCAGCTGCGATCTCAGCTAGATAAACAATACCTTGATTACCTTCGACGGTACCAGACCAAATCTTATCAGCTATGCGTCCAGTTGCTCCGCACTCTTCATGCATCTCACGGAGTGCTGCAGTTTCTGAAGCTTCACCGGCTTCAACATGTCCACCGGGAAAAGCGAGACCGCCTTTACAATGTGTCCCTAAGAGAATCTTGCCCATATTGTCCATAATAAGGGTAGCGGCGAAATGATTACGATTCTTATAAAATTCTTCAAAAGACTTTTTAAGGTGCTTTTTAGATTTTCCTTCTTTATGAGCCTTGTGGTGGTGTTCAGTCCAACTGCCACCCCGGTCATTGTCTTTAGACTCAGGTGCATCTTTACCCGGATCAGTATACTTAGCCGCAATACTTGCAGGAGGTCGACCACGGGGACCATCGTTCCCGCCTTTACCATGAATGATCGCTTGCATCATCCTATATTGTTTACGTGACGCTGCAACCGGCATGGTTATTTCTCCTCTGACCGAAAAGTACCAGCATAGCGAGCGCCTTTAGACTTATTCAAGTCTGCCCACATAGGCTGTAAATTATCAAGTGACCAACAATTCTTAAATTCAATGTCGTTCATAGATAAGTAATTAAACCAACTATCGGGAGTAACATGGTCAATATGCCAATCGCCCATATTGTTCCAAGACATTCCTGGTTCAAACTTTGACTCTAAGTGTTCTTTAAGTTTTTCAACATCAAAACCTAAAATTGTAAAAGTCTCTTTCCAGTCTTTAGAGAGACCTCTACCTGATAAGGCATGTCGTAAGCGCCTCGAAATTCTGTT